AACTCTTACGGCTACTGGACTGGCGGCTTCAATAACATCAAAATCACCTATGTGGCTGGATATGTCAATCCTCCAATGGCTGCAAAGCAGGGAGTGCTTGAAATCATTCGTCACCTCTGGCAGACACAGCGCGGAGCAATGAATGTGATGACTCGCAATCAGACAGGCGATGATTTCTATCAGGGAGCGACATATTCACTTCCTCGCAGAGCGATGGAATTACTTGATCCAACTTCTTTCCCAGGGCTTGCATAAATGGCAACCAGCGCAGTCCCTGCTCTTATCAATGCAGTCATCACGAGATTGAAAGCTGACTCAAATCTGTCGGCTGTTCGTATCTTTGACGGCATCGAGATTGATCAGTCCTATCCAGGAGATGCAATCTGCATTGGTCACGATGGCAATATGGAAGGCGATGAAGTTGTCGCATCCAACTTCACTCAGGAATATCGCAACCTCGGCGCAATTGGAAAGTTCGAAGATGGTGCTATCAATTGCTCAATGTGGGCTTGGGATGGATCAACAGACATCTCAGCTCGCAGAACTCGCGCAACTGCAATTCTTGGTTATGTAGAAACTTCTATTCGCTCAGATGTTTCATTTGGCGGGGTTGTAATATACTCAGGACTTGAAACAGCACAAATGAGTTATCGTCAGACAACTGGCGGCGCTGCTGTTGTTATCAATTTTTCAATCACTTATCGCGCCAAGATCTAGGGAATCAAATGCCGAAAATCAAGAATATCTCGCCACTGGGCGAACTTTATGTTCCTTCACTCAATTTGACAGTGAAGGCAGGGGGAATCGCTGAAGTCTCAGCCGAGGCAGCAGCTTCATTGCTAGAACAAACCGACAATTGGGCAGCAGCCGACAAAGCCGCTTCCCTGCTTTCCAACGCTCAATCCAACTAGGAGAAAAAAATGGCAATTGGTTCAGGTATTGGCTCCCAACTTGGGATTGTAGCCGAAACAACTTTCAACACCCCAGTCACAGTGACTCGCTTCTATGAGTTCACTTCAGAGAATTTGCAATACAACAAGAAGACAGCAGTTGGAATGGGTCTTCGCGCTGGTGGACTTCTTCCACGCTCTCAGCGCCGAGTTGTGACCACAACAGATGCTTCTGGTGAAATCACACTCGACCTTCCTTCACGCGGTCTTGGAATCCTTCTTTCTCAGGCAATGGGATCAAGCCCATCTCCAACAACTGTGACCACAGGCGTTTATTCTTACGCATTCACACTTGGAGATGTTTATGGTCGCTCATTTACAGCTCAGGTTGGTGTTCCTCAATATGGTGGAACTGTTACACCAAAGACAGTTGCGGGATGCAAGATTTCATCTTTTGAACTTGCAGTTTCAAACGCAGCAATCGCCACAGGAAAATTCAACATTGATGCGGCATCTTTGACCACAGGAATTTCGCTTGCAACAGCATCTTTCACAAACTACGCAACAACTAATCTCTTCAACTTTTCACAAGGCGCAATCACAGTTGATGGGTCATCAGTTGCGAATGTGAAGGATTTCAGCATCACAGTTGAGAACACTCTCAAGACAGATCGCTTCAATCTTGGTGCTGCTGGTATCAAGGCAGAACAAACAATCAACGGATTCCGCAAGATTTCAGGAAAGTTGACTGCTGAATTCACAGACACAACACTTCTTGCCAAATATCTTTCTGATGCAACAACAGCACTTGTCCTCACATTCACAGGTGGCGTGATTGCAAATGCTCAATCAGAGAAGCTCATCATCAACGTCTCAGCAGTCAAGTTCAATGCTGATACTCCAAATGTTGCAAGCCCAGGAGTTATTGATCTTGCAATGTCATTCGAGGCTTATGATGACGGCTCAAATCAGCCATTGACAATCACTTATCAGACAGCAGATTCCGCACTGTAATGGCTGAAGAATCCTTTGCGATAGACATAACAAGCAAGGATTATGCTCGATTTTATTCTGCAACCAGAAAAGTTGAGCCAGAAGTCACCAAGGCGCTACGAAAGCGACTCACAGAGGCTGCAAAGCCTGTCACAGCTCAAGTCAAGCAAGCAGCCTTGTCTCTACCATCCAAGCAGGGGGGGATGGCTGAAAAAGGCTCCAGAGGCGCGACAGGGCTTGGTCTAAGGCAGGGAATAGCAGCAGCAGTTGAGCAGAAGGTCAGTCCATCAGGCAGGAACGGACTCAATGTTCGCATTCGAGTTTCAGGATCTAAATTTGCCGATAAGACTGGCAAGCCTCGCAAACTTCCTCGCTATGTTGAAGGATTTGCAAAGAAGCCTTGGAGACATCCAGTTTTTGCAAAAGGTGGAGCAATCAACGGAAGTTGGAAAGGCGCTTGGGTAGTTCAACCCAAAACACCATTTCTTGTTGAGACAGTCCTTCCGCACAAACCTGAATTTAGGGAAGCGGTATATGATGCGTTCGTGGATGCAGTTCACGAATCTGGAATGTTAGATTCACCAACAGAATAAGGGGAAGAAATGCCATTGGTAATCAGGGAGAAGTCTTACGACATCCCAAAAGAAAACGGATCACCAGCTCCAACAGGTCGAGAAATTATCGAGATTGAAAACGCTTTCAACCTTGACGGATTGACCTTACTTGGAACGCTGGCAAATGATGAGCCAAGCAAGTTGCAGGGTTATTCAAAGGTCAAGGCTCTTTATGCAGTCGCTTGGATTGCTATGAGTCGAGCAGGGGAAACCTTGTCCATCGATGATGTCTTGAATGAATATGCAATTGATGAAATTTCAATGAGAGAAGAATCTGAAAAAAAAGAAGTAGAAGCCGACTCGTAAGGGGAGGCACATTGGGAAGGATAAGGTCAAACCTTCCTCTCTTGATGCACACATATCCAGGCATCACGCCTTTCAATGTGTATGACATAGAACTTGAAGTCATCAATGACTTGATTGAAGCTGCACAACCCAAAGACTAGGAGATCACGATGGCATTTGATGCTTCCATTGGCGTGAACCTGATTGGTCGAGATGTCTCAGCTTCAAGTGCAATCAAAGGCGTTGGCGATACTGCCAAATCAACCAGTGAGCAAATCAAGGATGCCGGAGCGAAGGCGGGAATTGCTTTTGCAGCAATCAGCGCTGGCGCTCTTCTAGCAGCCAAATCAGCAGCTGAAGATGAACAACAAACATCTCAGTTGGTCAATACTTTGAAAAATGTCACTGGCGCAACCGATGCTCAAGTCAAATCTGTTGAGGATTACATCAACAAGACAACACTGGCAACAGGTATTGCCGATGACAAACTTCGACCAGCATTCCAGCGCCTTGTCATGTCAACCAAAGATGTCGGCGATGCTCAGAAATTGACCAACCTTGCAATGGAAATTGCAACAGCCAAGCACATTGATGTTCAGGCAGCAGCAAATGCGCTCGCCAAAGCACACGATGGAAACATGGGCGCACTCAAGCGCCTTGGTGTTTCACTCGATGAAACAACTATCAAGAACAAAGATTTTGGCGCAGCTGTTGTTGAACTTGGTGATCAATTCAAGGGTTCCTTGGCGGCTAATGCCGACACTGCTGCTGGCAAATTGCAGATTATGCAGAACTCGATGAATGAGGCAAAAGAATCGATTGGCTATGCCTTACTTCCAGCGCTGACATCATTGACATCAGTATTTCAAAAGATTGCTCCATTTATTCAAGAACACGCAGATTTGATTGGCAAGGCTGTTCTCGTAGTCGGCGCTCTGACTGGGGCGATTATGCTTGCAGGAGCTGCGGTCAAGGCTTATGAGACCATCACAAAAGCAATGGCTCTTGCTCAAGGATTGCTCAATGCAGTCATGAGCGCAAACCCAATCGGATTGGTTATCGTTGCAGTTGCAGCTCTTACAGCAGCACTGATCCTTGCATATCAGCATTCAGAAACTTTCCGCAAAATTATCACTAACGCATTTGATGCGGTCAAGGATGCAGCAGAAATTGTTGCAAAAGCAGTTGCCTTTGCTTTCAATGCAGCTATTGGTGGCATCAAAATGGAAATCAATGCAGTCATTGCAATGGCAAATTTTGCAATTCGTGCCTTGAACAGTATTCATATTGACATTCCATCATGGATTCCTGGAATTGGTGGAGGATCTTTTGGAGTAAATCTTTCAACCATTCCAATGCTTGCTGAAGGTGGAATTGTTACAAAACCAACTTTTGCCATGATTGGAGAGGCTGGTGCTGAAGCTGTCATTCCTCTCAACAAGGGTGGAATGGGTGGCATCAATGTTGTTGTGAATGTTCAGGGTTCAGTTGTTCAAGAGCAGGATCTTGCTGTCTCAGTTCGAGACCAGATTGCTATCTTGATGCGCCGCCGAGGACTCAATCCTTCAATCTTGGGAGTCTAATCAATGACTCTTTATGATGGCTCAAATGCCCCAACTGTCACAGTTGAATTTGATACTTCAAAAC